ATTACTAGGGGCGATACTCGTAATGAGTATTTCGTCTTGTGGCAACAGCGAGCCAGTGGCAGTGGAGACAACAACTACAACAATTAGTTACGGCAAAGACTGTAACAAGGAAGCGGTCGTAGAGTTAGACCTGCTTATAGACGCACAAGAATTTATCAGTGGTCTATCAAGTGGTTTCCCATCGGCAAATCATTTCGGCGAAGAATGGAAAGCATTTTCTGATGTTCGTTCATATGCTCGTGGTTTAGATGTTCCGTTGCTACAAAGTGAACAGACTATCTATGTTGGAGTAATGACTGACTTCATACTCGCATATCAGCGTTACTATGAAAGTCGTGGTCAAGACTTGATGTTGAATAATTACATAATGCCCTACAACGATGCCGAACAAGACTTTACAATTTCTTTTCGGTCGTTGTGCGCAGATGGTTACCTAAGTGGAAGCCCTAGTCAAGGTTCTTACGACCCAAATGACCCGTTAGGACTGCTTGACAACAGAAACTGTGCCGACATAGGTAGTAAGGTTTGGGTTGGAAGTGACGATGACGATAACCTTGACGCCGATGGTGATGGCTGGGGCTGTGAAAGTTATGGTGGGTAAACAATGAACGCACAAGAGAAACTATTCGTAGACTTCTGGAGTGTGGTTATAGGAGAACTAGGTGGTTCGCCGTCAGAGAGCGATATGTTAGAACTCACGCACGAGACACAAGTGGCATTATTTAATTTCTGTTTGTGCGAGGACAACGAGGGCAACGAAAATCCTTATGACGACTGTCCGAAACAATAATGAGGCAGTAAATAGCCCCGGGTGCTAGATGTTCCAAAGGTATCTGCCCTATAGGTAGTTGCAGAGGCTATGCTTGTTCCAGATAGATTTATCTAGAACAATGGAGAGACGGACACAATGGCTCACGGATTAGAGATTAATAAAGACGGCACGGCTCGTATGGCGTTTGCTGACAGAGAAGTACCTTGGCACAAACTGGGAGTCAGGATGTCGGGGCTTCAGACAGCACCAGAGATGCTTAGAGCCGCGCAAGCCGACTTTGATGTCGTGACTACACGGGTATCGGTCTGCGACGATAATGGTGAGCCAATACGCAACCCAGACGGCAAAGTTGTTCTAGTTGAGGACAGTAGAGCGACTGTGCGAGTTAATCCAGATGGGACATTTGACGGGCTATCTACTGTCGGCACTCGTTATGTCGTTCAACAGAATATTGAGTGCTTAGAGAGAGCCCTAGCAGTTGTGGGGGCAAGTAAGGGAGAAGCACTTATAGACACTTGTGGAGTCCTAGACGGTGGGCGTGAGTTTTTCTCATCCATTGACTTAGGGCAACTGATTATTGACCCAACGGGCATTAACGACAAAATAGAGCGATATCTATTAGTTCGTAACGGACATAACGGGCGTACCCCAATAACTTTCGCTAACACAAGTGTCAGAGCAGTCTGTAAAAATACCGTAATGGCAGGGATAAAGTCGGCTAATAGAGTTTTTACGGCTCGTCATACTCGTAATGCCGATATCGCAATAGAGGAAGCACAAAAAGTCTTAGAGTTTTCTACTGAGTGGGCTAAGTCTTTCCGTGAAACAGCAGAGAAACTATTATCTATACCCGTATCGCCTTACTCTCAAAACTTTACAAAAGTTCTTAACGGTGTTTTCCCAGCCCCGGTAGGAGAGACTGATAGACAGAAAAAAAATAGGGAGAATACTTTATCTCTCGTTAAGGGGATTTACGGTAACGACAAAAATGGTGGTGGGTTTGGGTATAACGGGTGGACAACTTACAATGCGATAGTTGAATATCTTGACCATTACAGAGACGCTCAACCTAATGAGCGTGCCATAGCGTCAATGGATAATAATTCTTGGGTAACTTTGAAAAAGATAAAAACTCAAGAACTTGTTCTTTCGCTCGCTTAACACTTGGAGTGAGTAATATATAATGAGGCACTAACGATTGGCGAAAAATGGAAGATGACTTAGGTTACAATTCGGAATACAGCGAAGAACCTTCGAGAGAAGAATTGGCTATGTGGCTGAGTGATTATATGTCTAATGCCGTTAGTGCTGAAACAATGTATCGCACTCATCTATTGGATTTGATTACTGACCGTGTCTATGAGGAGTTCGGCAAAGACGGTCTTTGTAAACTAATGTTTGCTATAGATAAAAAAGGTAAGTGGATAAGCGACATAATGTTGGAGGATAATGACTTTGATGATGTCTTGTTCTCCGAATACGGGTTGTATGACCACGACATTGTAAAAAAGGCTAGAGAGACTGATGCCATTATGGAAATGAACCAGAAAATCTGGCGATTGCGCAGGAAGTATTCTAAATTGATTGTCGCCGAAGTAATGAGCGCACCAAAGAAAAGAAGCTAGTTCTCAGAGCCCCGGGCACGAGAAGTTTGACAAATCCACCATTAGACATTTGATACTGGGTAGGATAAAATTTACTTATCTCAACGAAAGGGAAACTATGCTATTTATCATAATCATCTCATCTATCGCTATGGCATTTTATGTTATGGCAGTTATTCGCCAAGAAACATTAATCCGTAGAAGTAAAAGAAATCACCCAACGAGTCGTAACTCATAATGAACCAACGACTAACGCCCGAACATAGAATATATTTATCTCTAGTGGGGATATTTATAATGGTGGCATTTTCAATAATGCCTCGCTTACCAAGTGAAGAACCTACCCCATTGGGGATATGGCTATGGGCAGGGATAATAGCGTTTTCATTATTCCAGATATTGCGTGGTGTGGCAGAGATATTCGTGAACCGTAAGAGAGGGTTCTAATCGGGTTAGGCTAAACATATGTCTCAATATCATTGTTGCGTTTGTGGATTGCCCGTTCATATTGAAGGAATTATTGCTCGGCGACTAGCAGTAGTTTGGTTAAAAGGCAAAGGCAACATAGTAGATAAAGTTGAGGATGAGTTATATAAATATCGGCACGAGTTCTGTGAGGCTACAGACATAGAATTTATACAGCCAGCGTTATTTTGAAAAGAGAAAAAATGGACGAAACAATTACGCCACTAAGAAAACAAATTAATGAATTTCTCGCAGAGAGAGATGAAAATTCTTTACTTATGGATGGCTTTGATGAAGCGTTAATCGGGTTCTCTCAAAGAATAAACGAACCATTGTTGGCAGTATATTCGTGGGAGTCAATGATGAAGGTGTGTATGGATAGAGACGGTATGACTGATGAGGAAGCAGAAGAATATATTAGTTACAACTGCATCGGAGCGTGGGTTGGTGAACAGACTCCAATAATTGTTATGCCACTTGAATTCTGATAAGAGCCGGGGCTATGGTTCACGACTAGACATCTGATACTGGTTGAAGTACAATTTAGATATCTCAAGAAAGGGGATAAAAATGGTTAAGTACCCAGAAATAAAAGTTCAACTCACGGGCAATGATGGCAACGCATTTGCGATTATGGCTACAGTGAGAAAAGAACTTAGGCGAGCATTAGTGCCAGCAGACGAAATTGCGGAATACATCAAAGAATCCACATCTGGCGATTATGACAACTTGCTACGAGTAGCAATGTCGTGGGTCACGGTTTCGTGATGGATGAATTTACCTCAGTAGCCAGCCACTCAAAAGCAAAGTGCAAAGAGTGCAAGCGAGTATTTAATTTACGCAACGATGCTGACTCAGAAGAGTGGTTTTATGGGCATGATTGCGAAGTAAGTAATAATCTAGACATCTGATACTTGATAGGGTAAGATTTAATTATCTCAAGAAAGGGGATAAAAATATGAACACTAAGCAGAGCATAAAAGGAATACCGAAATCGGTATTCGCACAAGGTAATCTAGTAGAGATATGGGTATCTAGCCCAACGGGAGACAGTAGCGATAGTTTTATTTACTCTATCCCGTGTCTATCACCTGAGCAGGCAGAATTCATAGCCAAGACTTGGCGTAGTGTTTGGGAATTGCCTGAATATGGCGCAAGCACTAAATACACAGATAACGAACTCTACTCGTAATCTAAATATACTAATAGCCCCTAGCCCTAAACGGTTAGGGGCTATTTTTATGCCTTGAATCACATACACCCGGGGCTATGGTTCACGGCTGGACATTTGATACTGGGTCGGATACAATTTATTTATCTCAAGAAAGGGGATACCAAAATGGTAAAAGCAATCACAATAACAACTGACAATATAGTCACTTGTTTTGATATGAGCACAAATAGTTTAGAGTTGCTACAAAAAGCGGTCGGGGGATATGTTCAAGCGATAGACCTTGACGACACTCTCACTCTATGGTGTAACGAGGAAGGCAAAATGATGAACTTGCCACACAACCAAAAAGCCCAAATACTTTGGGATAATGTTTTCGGTTCGGGTACTGACTACATTGTCGGAGATGTTGTGCTCACGGGTGGGGCAGATGACGAAGGCGAAATTATTGGATTGACTGACGAACAAATAAATAATTTAGTTTTTTCTTAATTCAGAAAGTGGGGCGGGAGAAATCTCGCCTCACTTCTTAAGAAAGTCAAGTATCAATTGTGATGACGACACATTATCAGCCCCGCTGTCTCCTTCTATTGAAGCGTTGACTACAACTCTTTTTTTCTCAATAAGTTTGTAAATACTTTCGTCAATAGTATTAGCCGTCAGCATATATGTTGAGGTCACCGAGCCTTGCTGTCCGATTCTGTGTAAGCGACTATATGTTTGGTCAACATCAGCAGGTGTCCACGGGAGTTCAACGAACAGGCAGTCTTGAGCAACGGTCAAGGTGTGTCCAGTTTTTGCCGCCTGAATTGATAGGACTATAACCGGGGCTTTCTCTACCGATAAAGTCATAAACTTCTTCTTTTGTATCTCAACTTCTTCTACTGACATACCACCCTGTATGCGAAGATTACCGTACTTCTTGGCGAGTTCATCAACAATGTCTCTATGGTGTGCAGCGACTACGACTTTCTTCCCTTCGGCGATATGTGCCTCTATCCACTCGTGTACAGCCGACATCTTTGCCTTAGCCGACAACCTGCGTAATACAGAGAGTTTTACGAGGTGCTCGTTACTCTCGGCTCTTAACTTCGCAGCGACTGCTTTGGAGTACGGGTTCTCTCCTAGTTCTAGTGCTATTGCTTTGGCTCTGTCGGTTATGTACTTAATGATGTCTTCTTCGGCTTTCTTGTACTCAACCATATGGCTAGGTGTGCCCTCAACAATCACCCGACTATGAACTACTGGCGGCAACTCTGACAGCACTTGGTCTTTTGTTCTACGGATATAACAAGCACCACGAAGTCGCTCATTTAGTTCATCAAGGTTTGAGTGCCCACTAATGTTCCATTGTCCATAATTGTCTTGATAGGCCCCGCAATATCTGCGATAAAAACCCCAGAGACCTCCAAACTCTTTCAGTTTGCCGAGTATCTCTAGTTGTGATGCGTATTCGGCAGGGCGGTTAGTCACGGGAGTCCCAGTGAGGCATAGAACTACCCCATCTTTTCCTGCTGACTTAGATAACTTGATAGCCGACTTAGCCCGCTGTGCGGTCGGAGTTTTACAATAATGCGACTCATCAAAAACATAAGACTTACTATTGAGCAATTCTTTCTCCCAATGAGAAATATTGCTATAACCAACAATTAGTACATCGTAGTTTTCCTCTGGGAAAGACTTTCTATTGACTATCGTTACGACCTTACGGGTAGGTAACCATTTCTCATACTCTGCCTTCCAGTTAAGAACTAAACTCGGTGGGCAAACAATGACAACAGGATACGCCGCCTGAGTTAAATGCGAATACTCAACTGTCGCAATTGCTTGGATTGTTTTTCCAAGCCCCATTTCGTCTGCGATAAATGTTCGTTTTGCTTTAGATGCGTACTGAACTCCAGCCCTCTGGTACGGCAACAAAACCCCCTGAAGCCCCGCTACTTCAATATCGGCGTCTACTGAACGAGATGCTGACACTAAACGATTGAGAGCATCTGTCGCCACATCCGCTGCCGCTTTAATTTCATCATCAACTGGTAATAAAAATCGTTCAGCCCATTCGATAGCACTGCGGGCAGATGCCACTGGAACTTTCCACGCTTTATCTTTAGTGTCCCAAGTAACTTGCGGTAGTTTCTTGACAGCATTTATCATTACTCGTTCGTATGGGAACTTCATAAAAATCCAACCATCGTGCAGGTACACGCTGCGGGCAGGAGTCTTGCGATTAACGGTGAACCGCATTAATTCATTGGTTATTTCGAAATCGTTATCAATAGCAAACTCTCGCGCCTCAGTGATTGAAGTTAGTGGCACTCTCCATAACTTCTCAAGTTTGTCCCATTTTGCACCGTTGATGGTTTTGATTGCTGCCACTTTTGCTGAATCGTATGGGAAATCGAATATCAAGCAGTCATTCGATAGGTACATTTTCATAACCCAAATAATAGTCGCTATACTTTACATCTATGGATATAACCCAAACAGAAAAAGAACTAATTGAAAGTGTTGAAGAACTAGAACGGATGTCAGCCATCACTCGGCAGCAAATTCAGATTCTTACAACTAGATTAACTGCCCTTGAGTTAAAGATGCAGCAACCCCTAACGGACACAATGAGCCCCGCAGTAGAAGGTGCCAAATCACTAGGTACCAATATGCGTAACATCGGTCAGATACTTAACAACTAAGTACAGCGGGCATTCGTTCGGCCCGGGGCTAATGGAGCAGATATACCCGGCTATAGCCGCCACTGGACACCTGATACCGCGTGATGTACTATTTATTTGTCCAACGAAAGGGGCACAAAATGATTACTGATTTTTGGAATGATGACGATGAAGTTAGCGACATGGAACAATACGAGCTCAACTGTCTCGCACAGGAGCAGGCGATGGAGTGTGCCGAGGATTACGAATAACGCAGAGATGCCCACGCGAACTTATTGCGTGGGCATCTTGTAATGGAAGCCCCGCTCAACTAACCACCACTTAATAGCGGGGCTATGCCTACGACTGGACATCTGATACTGGGCAACGTAAGATTTAATTATCTCAAGAAAGGGGATAAAAAATGATGAAAATTCAAGACCTGCCAAACCAAAAGCAATATGGCTTCAATTCAAACGGAACTGCAATGTTCTACGGACAAGCGTCGGCACGGGCGGCACAAGGCTTGGGTGAACTTAAAAGCAGAATTGTTAAAGGGCAAGCAACAGCGAGCGACCAAGATTTATGGCAATCAATTCCGACAATAAGTGCAGATGCCCAAGTTGGAGATGTAATCAAAGACCACAGCATTTCGCAAGGTGGACAGGCAGGCGTAGTGTTTAATGTTCGTGATATGCGTAAGCGCACAGGCAACATTGTGACTGTCATTGAGTTTATGTTTTTTGGTCATACAAATCTAAAAGATTTACGTACCCGCAAAATAGAAATAAAGAAATAGAGGGGGGACTATGAACCTAGAACACCTAACCAGCGAAGCGATAATTCATTTTGAGGCGTCAAGAGACGCAGTTGAGATATGTCTAATTCAATCTGGTGACAAATACGAACTAATGTGGGGCGACTATGTTGCCAACACTTGGCGCGAAGAATTCTCGACCTTAAGCACGGCTCTCAGCAGGCTTGCTCAACTCATTTGGATTACCGACAAAGACGACAGCGAAGGCAACTTGTTTATGCCAGCCAAAGAGAATTGGGAAACGATTTGGAATTACCATTGCGAACTGTGGTGCGAATAATCTTTTTGAATTAAAAGCCCCAGATACTCGCTCTACCGACATCCAGTAGCGGGGCTACGTTTTACAGTTAGACATCTGATACTTGGTCAGATACTATTTATCCGTACCCCAATCCTGACAGGTCGGAGTACACAGTAACAGACGCTAAGCCTCTCAGTTCAGGTCAAGCCTCTGTCGGGTTGGTACTAGTTAACTCCCCGACATGCATCCGACACCGACAGATGCATCCGCCTATCAATTTACTGCCGATGGGTTCGCTACCCAGTCAGGGTTGGGGTACTTTACTGCGTGGAATGAGCCCCGCTCAAGTCGCGCTCACAGATATAGCGGGACTGTGTTCTGACGGCTGGACATCTGATACTAGGTGGGGTACAATTTATTTATCCAACTGAAAGGGGATGAATATGAAACTCCAAGAAGCAAAGTCCACAGTCGCCAAATCAATACAAAGGCACTGCGAGATGACCCGAATGATGAGTGAGTGTGAAGCCAAGCCGTTCCGCAAGACCAACGGATGGGATGACGCAATTTCGCAAGACGCACATTTCCACATCGCACAAATCGCCTTTGCGATGGTTGAGACTCTCTCGGGGTCTTGGCGTGATACAACCTCAAACGAGTTCGGCGAGTTCCTGAACGAGTGTGGGCTCAACAGCGAGTGGGTCACAAAATACTGCCCACCGTTTGCGATTATAGACGAGGTGACGAGTTACTGAAAAGTTTCAGGAGAGTCACTCAAGCAGGGTGACTCTCCTGAGTTGAAGAAGATTCCAGAGTCTGAAATTAAAATAAGTCCCGCTTGGGTCGCAATCGAATGCGCAGCGGGGCTACATTACTAAGACTCTTTAATACGAGGGGGGAACTCAGTACCAGGGATAACATTATGATTCAATAAGATTTGACGCATCTGTTCAATCTCCTCTATCCCTCCTGGGATTACGCCTATTGAATATGAGTCCGAGCGACGGATGTGGTCGCATACTGGTGTAGTTTTGAATGCAATTTTATAATTAAGTTTTTTCATTTCCATAAATTGCATCCAATCGTTATAAATAACGTGTCTAAAAGGGACAGCATCAAACATTGACCTACGAATCAAGTAAGCACCTTTCATAGGGTTATGTGGCGATTCTAAAATACCGTTATATCCAAACAAGTATGCTTCCCAGAAGTCGCCGTTTTCCATACAAGATACAGAAATAACATCTACGTCATCATCAACATCTGTTATCCCATCTAGCCCATCAGCGAACCAAATGTCATCCATGCCGACTGGCATAACCCATTTAGATTTCGCAGCAAACATTGTGTCGTTCCAACAATCCCATTTATTATGAGGTTGAACAATATTATGCCAAGTGACAGGGACATCTAACGGCTCAGGTGAGGAGATAATGATTTCATCAGGCTGAGTGTTTAACTTGGCCATCTGTTCAATAAATTGTTGACCGAAGCGTTGCCAAAAATCGCCCCAGACAGTTGTGCAAATCGCTATTGTCATACACGAGACTATAGTTCATTAGGCTCTTCAAATTACCTAGTCATGCCTTAGACTATTTGCATGATTTATATGTATGTCGCAGGGCTTCTCATTGGGTTTAGTGCTGGCGCACTAGCAATGTACCTAGTAATGGTTTTCACTAAAAAGATGAAGTAAGTCTCGTAACTACGTGGCAACGGGGCTATCTTTCACGACCAGACATCTGATACCGAGTGAAATAAGATGTGAGTATCTCAACGAAAGGGGATAATAATGGAAAATATAAGTGGTGGCTTCTTGATTGGAGTATTTACTATGGTGATTTGTTTTATTGGTCTTTTCTTATGCGGAGATGATGTATGAGCGAAGAAAATAAAAGGGTACAAATATATACGGTATTGAGAAAATATGACTCAATGACCAGACAGCACTATGCAACTATTTATGATAGCCAACAAAAGAAAATAAAAGCACAAGCGGTACAGGTAGCGTCAGGTAGTGGCATTGTGTTTTCGGTATTCATAAATAATAGATGGGCTAGACAGTCTTACGAAAATATAACTCTAGAAGATTGGATATCTCGGTTTGATATTGAGCCTTCAATATGATTAAAAGTTTAGTGAGTAATTCATAACGACTACCCACTAATTGTCTGCCCTCACGCTAGATATCTTTACCCCTTTCACCATATAGCGTGGGGGAGACACTAACCCAGAAACGAAAGAGGACATAAAATGGTTAAAGCAAATCGTTCAGAATATTACAAAAAATGGCGCAACGAAAAAAAATATGGTAAAGAACCCATAGCCACTAAGCGAGTTTGCGCCACAGTCGGATGCGAAACTACGCTTAATTCCTACAACCAAAATCCGTGTTGCTCGCTCCATAACTTTGCCTATATAACCAAGAACAAAAACCTAATAGCCTATTAGATTCTGTCTAAAATAAATACTGTATTATTAGTAAATGGATATCCCAGAAAACAACGAAGACGAAATTGTGAGCGAGAGCCCCGACGAACCGCAACCATTTAGCGACCACTCAATAACTGAGCCGTTACCAGGACGGATAGTTAGGATGCCGCGTCAGTCGAGTTGCTGCCCCCGAAGGTAGATTTCCCCCACATACCCTCTACAAATTTATGAACATCAGGTGGGCAATTGTTTCTAACGGATGGGTCAAGTAATGTATTCCTCAACTTACCCGCTATTTTGGGGCGCGTGGATTCTAAACAGTCAATATAAACCTGACCATAACACCGAGCCTTTTTGTAAAGCGAATCTTTTTTGTCGTGAGTTTCAAGCCATAAATCGTTTTCATATTCAAGACTGACATCAACTAGAAACTGATTGTAAGACGAATCCCAAGTATCGATTTTCATAAAATGATGATATCGTACCTTTATGCTTAAAAAAGAAGATATAAGAGTACAAGGGGTAAATTGGGATTCAGTATCTTATGTCATCCTGTGTTACGCGAGAATGCGACAAAAAGTTGCCCCGTTTACCATTGTAGATTTTTGGAATCTAAGAAATAGGCAGCCAGATATCCCGTCAAAATTAAAAAAATACTTTACATTTTTGACCGAGCAGGGATATCTCGTGGCTAGCGGAGAAGCGGATTCAGGTAAAACTGAATACGTCAATAAATATAGATTAACTCTAAAAGGTGAACATGAACTTTTTCAATGTGCGCATCGCAGACAAACTGCTACGGAAAAAGGACGCAGTAATAACGGGAAAATTGGAGGACGACATAGGTGGAAAGAAACTCAAATTTAATCACGTTTGCGCTGTTTCGCTCCGAGTTTTATTGCTGCCACAAAAGAAAAAAAAAGAAAAACCCCCCGTCCAAATGCCTCACTTGGACTACCTATATCTTTTACTTAATCGCCCCACACCGTAATTGCTTACAGCGTGGACTACCCGCGTTCCCGCGTATTCACGTCCCGACTAATGCGACTTAGTAACGACCTAGTGTGCTTTCTCGGAAAACAAGATAGCAGTCCATTAAACACTTAGCAACTACACCACAATTAAATGCGCGGCGAAGGTGAGTGCAGCTAAAGCCGGGGCTATGGTCCGTGGCTAGACATTTGATACTTCGTGGGATAAGATACTTATATCTCAACGAAAGGGGATATATGAAGATTCTCGAAAGCACTCAAATTACATACCTAGACAATAGTGGCGACACTATCACTGGCGTAGTCGTGGGGCACGATGACCACCTGCGAGTAATAGTTCAGAAAAAAGGTGCGGGCGCGTTTGACCCGTTCGCAATTGTGTCCGATGAGAATATAATCACTGTTGGGTCTGAGCCACTCAGATAAAGTCTGAACTAATAATTGTGACAGGGATAAAAACTCTGTCATAATTATTTTTACTATAGCCCCGCTAGAGCAGCAACTAAATGGCAGCGGGGCTGTATTCCGATGACTAGACATTTGATACTGCGTGGCCTATGATTTACTCATCTCAACGAAAGGGGACAACAATGGGCAATATAACATCACAAGACTTAAGCGATAACGACTACGGGCTCTCACTAGAGAACTCGCTGGCAATTCATCTACAGAGTAATCATTACCCACCAGTTCCGTTAGCGATGGTGGCGGTGTGTATCTCTGCCATTGCGTCTTATAACGACAATGGTGGTGACGGCGATGGGCTTATTAAGTTACCTGAGGGTGTGTCGTGGCGTGGGCAAGACAGCACTACGGCGTGGACAATTATTGAGAACTTTCATTTAGCGGAATGGTGCGTAAGTGACTATGACTATTAGTCAGATACGATTTAAACATCTCAACGAAAGGGTAAATAATGTCTGTTAAAGATTTTGGATTAAGCGAGATACTCGCTGAGAATTATCTCAGTCTCGGAGTAGTTGGCCGTGATGCGATTAGTTCTATGTGGGATGATTTCGCGCAAGGCCGATTGACCGATGACCCTGAATGGCTGGATGAATTAAAGACTGATGAGACACAGATAGTCGCTGAACTACTCAAACTCACTCAGGATATTATTAAGAATGAGTTATTGCATAAAATGCTTAATGCTGATGGTAAATGGATTACCCCAGAATAAAACAAATTTAAGAGCCCCGTTCTAATTCAGTCAGATAAAACTCGGGACTATATCTGCGGTTAGACATTTGATACTGCATAAGATATGATTTATCTGTCCAACTGAAAGGGGATTTTATGTCAAATATAAAATATGTTGTTGAGAAAGACATACAAGAGTCGCCGTGTGAGCATCCATTGTGCGACCGACTGCATAAACGATTTATGCAAAGAGGTTTTAACGATGTGTGGTTTCACGAGACGAAAACTGTTTGGTGGCTTGTCATAGAAACTGAGACAGGTAATCAGGTTCACAATGCGGCGAGTAAAAAAGAGTGTGTTCAACACGCCAAATGGCTTAACAAATAATCAAAGCTAGAGAATAGATTTAGATTCCGGCAGAGCCACAAGCCCTGTCGTGATTCTTTTTCCTAGAGCCCCGCAGCAAAAGTGGGCGCAGCCATAGCGGGGCTATGTTCAAATGACTGGACATCTGATACCGAGCGATGTACAA